ATGGGCTACAAGCTAGGAAACCGAAGCGTCTCAAACTTAGAAGGTGTGGACGAAAGGCTGGTAACGGTCGTGAATTACGCCATCAGCGTTACGAAACAGGACTTCAGTGTCATCTGTGGGTTGAGAACGATGGACGAGCAGAAGGCGTTGGTCGCAAAAGGGGCCTCGCAAACAATGAAAAGTAAACACATTGATGGCAACGCGGTAGACCTCATGGCGTACTGCAATGGTGGGCGTTGGGAGTTGAATCTTTACGATGAGATAGCGGATGCCATGAAAGAGGGAGCAGCCGCGGCGGGGGTTAAACTCCGGTGGGGCGCAGCGTGGACTATCCCGTCCATAGGAGAGTGGAACGACTCAGCAGAAGATGCTATGAACTCGTATATCGACACTCGGCGGTCGCAGGGTAGACGCCCGTTTATCGACGCGCCTCACTTTGAACTGATGGAATAAAGGATAGTACCATGCCAGACAGTAGAAAATCTAAACCACCCAAGCGTACCGTGACAGAAAAAACACCGGAAGAGAAACGGGGTGATCCTCCCCCCCGCACTCGCAAGCAACTGTTGGAGGCTCGTTTAGCACAAAACAAAAAACCCGGGTTCAAACGGTCTATGGTTAAAAATAATCAATTGCCCTCAAGCAAAGTTTCCATGGAAGATGATCAGGGTGATACAGGCTCTCGTCGTAATGCCATAGAAACGGCTGTCAGGGGTGCTATCACTGGTGGAAATAGATTCATTACAAAAAAAGACAAAGGCTTCCCACCCGGCAGACGTACAGATACACCACCGCAATCATATGAAGGTGGCGGTCGCATGAAAGCCAAAGGCGCAGCCGTAGGCGGTCGCATGAAAGCCAAAGGCGCAGCCGTAGGCGGTCGCATGAAAGCCAAGGGTGCAGCCGTAGGCGGTCGTATGAAAGCCAAGGGCGCAGCCGTAGGCGGTCGCATGAAAGCCAAGGGCGCAGCCGTAGGCGGTCAAATGAAACAACCTACGGCGGATCAAGCTGGTCTAAAGAAACTTCCTACAGACGTTAGAAATAAAATGGGGTACGCAAAAAACGGCGGTCGCATGAAATCTAAAGGCATGTCTAAAGGCGGCAGGGCTGGCGGAGCGCAAGTTTCAGGAACAGGCTTTAAGGGGACTTTTTAAAATAGATGCCATATTTACAAAGTAACATTCCACACTTTAAGTGTTGGGTGCGGCGTGAGTACACACATAATCATGATGCGTATCACGGAGAGTTTTTACACGCGATGGCGATTGCTGTCACCACAATGCCCAACAGGTGCTTGAGTTTTCAGGTTATCTTCACGGGGTGCGAGGCGGACATCAATGGCGATCCTAACGTGCATGGCGGGGCAATGTGGGCCCGAATGCCCATAACGGCATTGGTTGCGGATACTCCTTACGAGGAATGGCCTGAACCAATGCCCGTGCATTCGGCCCAGCCTTGGGATTGTTCTTCCAGAACACATGCGGTGTATCAAATGGAAAGAACAACTCCTTGCCCGTGGATGGCAAAGATAGACAGTGAGTTCTATCCAGCCAAGTATATGTTCACAGTGGACTACACTGACAGTGAGATTGCGGATGACCCCGCGCAGCACAAGCAGAGTCATGTGTTGGAACTGCTGGATGCTGGGGAGTATACGGGTAACATCGTTGCGCTACCCAACAACCGAGTTCGTGTCACTCATCCTGCTTGGTTTGAGACCGGAGAGGGTGCCCCTGATTTCAGACCCTCCCAGCACATTCACTACTCAAAGTCTGACTTGGATTATACGTTGGATGTGAACCGCATATTCAACAATATTTACCAAGAGGATACAGACAGTTGACAAATACTTACAACATCCATACTGGTCTTACGCATGGATGTTGTTGATTTCGCAAAACATATGTACAAGTTGCTCCAAGCGAGGGAACAAGAAATTGCAAGTTCGCTTGGGTATGATGCTGCTAAAGACTGGGAGCATTATAAACTCATGGTGGGTGAGATACGGGGCCTGACCTACGCTCGTGAGGAATTAAAAGTCCTGCTGGAGAATAACGCTGACGATGACGAAGAATTTATATCTTCCTGATCATGTCGCGCAGAAGATAAACAAGGAAAAGAAAGCGGCTCCCGCTGAATCTTCCGATGTTAGTAGCGCGTATGTAAATCCAACGGACAAGGTGCTTGACCCTTCTCTGTTAGACAAACCCCTCCTCGACCGCCTTCCACAGCCTACGGGCTGGAGATTGCTTGTAATGCCCTATCAAGGCGCAGTTACAACGCAGGGCGGTTTACACATCCCTGATGAAGTACGGGCCCGTGAGGCAGTAGCAACGGTTGTTGCTTATGTTCTTAGGATCGGCCCGTTGGCTTATAAGGACCCTGACAAGTTTGGCGTGGATTCGGACCCATGGTGCAAACAAGGTCAATGGGTTTGTATCGGTCGATACTCAGGGTCACGGTTTAAGATAGATGGCGGTGAGGTTCGTATCATTAATGATGACGAAGTTATCGCTACAATTCTTGAACCTGATGACATCAAACAGGTTTAGAGGGACACACAATGGCTGACGAAAAAGAAGACGTACAGGACACAGAAGACGAGGGAGTGGTGATTGAGGTAGAGTCAACGGAAGTTGAGTCAGACCCTGATCCAGAGCCCTCCTCAAAGAGGGCGAAAGCTGATGAAAGCGGCGATGATGAACTTGATAGCTATAGTAACAAAGTTCAGACTCGGATTAAAAAGCTAACAGAAAAGTACCGCAAGGAAGAACGTGATCGTTCTGAGGCGCAACGATTGGCGCAACAGCTTCTGGAAGAGAATAACAAGCTCAAGTCTCAGGTTAAAAACTTGGATAAGGGTTATGTTAGTTCTGAGGAAAACCGAGTCCTTGCTCAAAATGAATCTGCGAAACGTCAGTTTCGTGAGGCTCATGAGAGTGGAGATGCGGATGCGCTGATTGCGGCACAGGAGTTGTTGTCAAAAACAACTTTGGATCAAGAGCGTGTTCGGATGGCGAAAAACCGTTTAGAGCGTGAGACTGAACCAGAGCAGCAGCCACAACAACAGCGTCCACAACAACAACAGCAGCAAGCGGTAGCGCCAAAAGCAGACCCTCGGGCCGAAGATTGGGCTTCCAAAAATGAGTGGTTTGGCTCTGATACAACTATGACGTATGCTGCATTTGGTATCCACAAACAAATGGTCGAGGAAGAAGGGTTTGACCCGATGACCGAAGACTACTATAGTGAAGTGGATAAGCGCCTTCGGACTGAGTTTCCACACAAGTTCCAGAAGGCGAGAAAATCGGGAGAAGCACAGGTCGCACCCGCTGGCGCTTCAGCTTCCCGCACATCTACAAAACAGGGGCGCAGGTCGGTAAAACTGTCACCGTCACAGATTGCGATGGCGAAACGCTTAAACGTACCGCTTGAAGAATATGCAAAATTTGTGAAGGATTGATATAATGGCTGATAGAAAACCGCGTGAGAACGCAACCCGCGATACAGAAACGCGCCGTAAACCATGGGCACCGCCCAGTCGCCTTGATGCGCCAGAGCCCCCTGCGGGTTATGTGCATCGTTGGGTCCGAACCGCAATGCGTGGTGAAGAGGACAAGATGAATGTCAACACCAAGCTGCGCGAAGGATGGGAACCTGTTCGTAAGGACGAGTACCCTGATTATGAGACCGCTACGATTGACGAAGGTCGATTTGAGGGTGTCATCGGACAAGGTGGATTGATGCTGTGTCGTATACCTGTAGAGACCGCCCAAGAACGATCCGCGTATTACGGGAACCGGACCCGCGAACAAATGGCAGCAGTTGATCAGGATTTGATGAAGGAACAACATCCTTCAATGCCGATTTCTAATAATCGGCAAAGTCGTGTATCCTTCGGGGGATCAAGACGAGACTCCGAATAACTTTGAGGTGCTATTATGGCCAATTCTAACGGATCGTTTGGGCTACGCCCAATCGGAATCGTCGGACAAGGTGCGAACACTACTGGGGCAACTCAGTACCGCATTGCGTCTAACAACAATACTAAAATGTATCAGGGTTCTCCTGTTATACCTATCGCGGGTGGAACTATCTCTGTAGCGCAAGCTGCGGCTGGTGGTAACGTTGCTTTCTTGGGTGTTTTCTGGGGGTGCGAGTTTGTCCGCCTATCAGATGGTAAGAAAATCTTCTCGACTAGCTGGCAAGGTACAGCGGCTGGTGCAGATGCAACCTTCCCTATCACGGCGTTCGTATACGACAATCCAATGCAGACGTTTACTATTGCGACATCTAATGTAGTTGCAGCAGCAAACACTGAGGCGGAAGTTCGGGCGATGGTCTTTAAAAACATCGGGATGGCAACAGCCACATCAGGCAATGATACAACAGGAATCGCTTCTGCAAGTGCAGATTTGAATACTTCTGCTAACACTGCTACTCTTCAGCTTCGTGTTATTGGCGTCCAAGATGACCCTGATAACTCAGACTTCACAGTCGCTGGTATCCCACTAATAGTACGTTTGAATACAAGCTTTAATTCCGCCAATGGTGGTATTGCAGCGGGTACTCCTTCGTCTCTCGGCGTATAAAGGAGGTCTGACCCATGGCTATTTCACGCGCACAACTGGCTAAAGAGCTAGAACCCGGCCTAAACGCATTGTTTGGAATGGAATACGACCGTTACGAAAACCAACATTCGGAAATCTACACAACCGAATCCTCAGATAGAGCGTTTGAGGAAGAAGTTATGCTATCCGGTTTTGGCGCAGCACCTACAAAGTCTGAAGGTGCGGCTGTTAATTTCGATGACGCAAACGAAGCATACACTGCTCGTTACAACCATGAGACCCTTGCGCTTGCATTCTCAATCACTGAGGAAGCAATAGAGGACAATCTGTACGACCGCCTTGGCAGTCGCTACACACGCGCCCTCGCTCGTTCAATGGCTCATTCTAAGCAGGTTAAAGCTGCACAGGTTCTCAACAACGCATTTGCTGCTGGCGCTTCCGCTGGTGGTGATGGTGTTGCTCTCTGTGCAACTACGCACCCGCTGACGAACGGTGGCACTTTTGCCAACACACCAACAGTTGCTGCGGATTTGAACGAAACTTCCTTGGAAGACGCTCTGATTCAGATTGCTGGTTTTGTTGACGAACGTGGTCTGAAAGTCGCACTTCGCGGCATGAAGTTGATGATTCCACGTCAACTGCAATTTGTTGCAGAGCGTCTGATGGTTTCCAACCTGCGTGTTGGAACAGCAGACAACGACACAAACGCAATCAAGTCTATGGGCATGTTGCCTGAAGGCTATACTGTGAATGACTTCTTCACAGACCCTGATGCGTTTTTCATCAAGACTGATGCGCCTCGTGGATTTGTTCACTTTGAACGGACCGCTCTTTCGACCAACATGGAAGCAGACTTCGACACTGGTAACATGCGGTTTAAAGCCCGTGAGCGTTACAGCTTCGGATTCTCAGACCCACGCTGCGTCTTTGGAAACCCCGGGGCCTAACTAATAACGGCTAATGGCGGGTACTAGTGGATTCTACGCACTCGTCGGTGTCAGTTTGGAAGGGGCTATTTCGGTGGCCCCTTTCTTTTTGTCCAGACCTGTTGTATTGTGCTAGTATCCCTGACAGCCACATTTCGTGGCTGACTTAACCCCGACAGGAGAACAACATGGGTACGACTACTTTTTCAGGCCCTATCAAGGCTGGCACAATCAAGAATACAACAGGCACTACTGTAGGCGAAAACGTAAAGAACACGGGCCAAGTTGTGATGTCTCAATCTATTATGATTGACGCAGCAGTCGCCGCTGGAACAACTACCTACAATGTCGGCGTCATTCCAAATAATTCACAGCTACTCGGTGTCACACTAAGAGTGGCTATAGCTAGTAACGCTGGTGGCGCAGCGACTGTTTCTGTGGGCGTGGTAGGCAAAACGACTCAATTTCTTATTGCAAATACCAATGTTAAAGCAGTTGCGGAAACTAAAACTTTGGCCGCTGGGGGTTTGGATACAGCAGATCGTTTTAGTGGTGACAACCAGATCACAGCAACACTTATATCTGCGGGAGCGACTGCTACTGCGGGTCAAATTACTGTGACGTTAACTTATTTGCAGGCCAATAATTTGCAAGACGCAACCGCTATCTAATAACATATAGGAGGGTTCTGTTATGGCAGGCTCAGACATTACCGCTACAACGGTAGAGGGCAGCATTGTATCTGGGGTATTTGATCCTGCCTCCACCACGTTTATCGCGGCGGCAGCAAGGCCAACTGGTGCGTTCACATTAGCTAATACCTTCTTCCCCTCAGTCAATGCCGACACGGCCCGTAGATTATCTGTCACCACTACGGGGACAGGTGATAATAACAAAACGGTAACTATCGTTGGACTGGATTTGAATAACAAGACTATAACAGACATCATAACTTCTACGGGTTCTGCGGCAACTGTTGATGGGGTTAGGTTCTTTAAAAAAATTGTGTCTGCAACGTGTAGCGCCCAGTATGCCGCCAACGTTTCTGTGGGAATAACGGACTTAGCCACGAGTTCATTACTTACAGGAAGGACTAGGCTGAAGGCGTTTACCACTATTTCCAACGCGGCTTCCACAAGGATAGAGTTTATCAACGGGACAGCCCCCGCAGACGATGGTGCCGAGGCAGTGTTTGTCACAAGAACCAGCGGCGTTGCTAACGCAGCAGACGATGTTTATATTCCAGAAGAAGGTGTTCTGTTTAAGAATAATCTGATGATTCAGTTCAATGTTTCTGGGGCAAAAATGGTTACTGCGTTTCACGCCTAGATGAGGTTTTGTTATGGGTAAGATTGATAAGTCCAAAATGGCTTGCAACAAGCCTAGACGAGACATTCAAGGCGGCAAGAAGTCGGTCGTTAAAGCGTGTGACAAGGGCAAAGAAAAGATCGTCCGGTTTGGCGATGCCAACATGACCATTAAAAAGTCAGACCCTAAACGGCGCAAGTCATTTAGGGCAAGACATGGATGCGACGAGGGCAAGTTGGATAAACTAACGGCGAGATATTGGTCGTGTAGGGCGTGGTGATATGAGCAAGGCGCGTTTATCAGAGTTGTTAGCAGTTATAGCCCTCGGGTACTGTGGGTGGCTTGGTACTCAAGTTGTGTCTATACGCGCTGAAGTTTCGGTTGTTGCTCATCAAACGGAAGCGTTGTGGAAAGACTTTGTGATAAGGAGTATGAACGTTGAGCATAGGCCGAACTCAAATGTCCACCCAGATAAACACGCCACCCTCGGAGAATAATAATGGCAAAAGACGCATGTTACAAAAAAGTCAAAGGTCGGTACAAAGTGTTCCCAAGCGCATACGCCTCGGGAGCAATCGCAAAGTGCCGAAAGGTGGGCGCGTCAAACTGGGGAAACTCTACTAAGAGCGCGGCGACTGGCGGTTTAATTACATCCCCTGATAGCCGAAAAAGACCTGTCAAAAAGAAA